GCATTTTGGTCTAGGGTAAGGTCGTTAGTGTCAGTGACAGTAACGTCTTGGTCTCCAGAATCCAACAAGGCATGGGCTACTACTACATTGCGAGTTGTGTTATACAACCCAGCATACCTAGCAACTAGAGAACCGCCAGTGGCTGTCCATACAAGTTGAGTGGCACTGGTAAATGTAAATACACCAGCTAGTTGTGAGCCAGTGCAAGTCAGGACTTGGCCTCCTGTAGTGTACCCCAGACCGTTGGCTACTTCGCCAGTTACCGAACCAGTAGCTACTACTGAAGTTGTTGCTATGTTACTGGCACTCGTCAGGAGAACTATTTTAAACACGTCAGTGTCTATGTCCCAGTTTCCACTGTGCGTTTCAAGATTTAATGTGTCGTGCTTGACCCAGATATCACCGGCCATGTTAATCTCCTACTTAATAATGTTTAGAGTTCTGTTCTCTCTAAGTATGTTGTTAGTCCTGTTCTCCTTTAAAGCAAAGAGGGTTCGGGACGGATGGCCGAATGCTATTAAAGATCCGGTATTGAATACTGTTGGTGCTAACCCAGTTAGGTTTATAGATGCTGTACCTATTTCAGAGTACACCCTCTTTGTTACATTAACTACTATTGGGGAAGTAGTGACAGCTATCTGTGCAACACCTAGAGTCACAGGTACATTGGCCGTGTATACAACCTCGACCTCTTTCCCAGACAGAGCTATTGAGCCAGCACCGATAGATACACTAACTCCACCGTTGGCTGACACTAGTTGTTGTTTACCCTCAACCAGTATATCCCCAGTACCCACAGTCACAAACTTGTGATCCTCTGCGTACACTTCAAGCTGCTTGCCAGATAGGTTTATCTCGCCCAGCCCCAGTTGCAGAGTGACATGTTCAGTCTTCTGGATCTGTATTTGCTTACCAGACACAGTTAAATTTGAAACTCCCAGTCTGATCCTTTTGCTAGCGTCTGCTGATACTTCTATAGCCTGTCCAGTTAAAGACAAAGATGCAGTTCCTAGCTCTACTTGTTTGTGATCTGTCTCAGACACACCAAGTGCAAATCCAACTGTGTTGATAGCGCAAGTGCCAAAGACTACTCGCTGGTGGTCTGATACACTGACACTACTAAGGAGTCCAGAGAAGTTCAGTGCTCCAGTGTTTAAAGTTACACTCTTGTGATCTGATGTCAGTACTGATTGTGCTTGGCCAGATACAGATAGACTACCAACCCCGAGCACTACAGACTTGTTATCTGACAGCGCTACTGAAGGTGCGTATCCGACTAGCGAAAGGGATCCAGTGTTTAGTGTTACATCTACATTGGAAGTGGTGGACACACTTACACCTACAGCATAGCCAGCTTGGGCAATGCTTCCAACGCCAAGTGTCACACTTATGTTGTTGCTCAGGCTCACACCTACAGCATAGCCAGTTTGGGAGATACTCCCAGTGGCAAACTCTACGCTTATACCGGTTGAAAATGGTACGGTTACTTCTTCAACGAGGGCTAGGCTGTCGCCTTCTACAGCGTCTACTGTGGTGACTCGGTACCTATACGTGCCATCAGCTACACCTGTATCTACGTAGGTTACATCAGTACCTTGCCCTTCGTATGGTCGAGTTATTATGGTTATATATGCCATTAGGTAGTCACCGCCTCAACATAGCTCAGGTGGCCTGAGTTATTGTTTATATTGTAAGACCGCAATCTTATGTATGTCCCTGTGTTTGCTGTATCTTGTAGTGTAGTTGATAACGCAGGTGCACCTGGAAAGCTTGCCGTAGCCTCTTGCCCTAATACAGAAAACGTCAAATCACCTGCATAGAGGTTTCCCATAATACCCAATGCCCTAACTACATTTGTCCCAGCAGTAACCTCCCGAATTGAAAAAGTATTCTGACTGCTGTTGGCAATGTAGTGCTGGGCATAGGCGTGGTTCGAACCATCCTGATACCGCAGGTACACAAAGACGGGCGAGTTTGTAGCGTTAGTAAGTATGCCCACTGTCGCGGCAATATTCTGTTGCTCCAGATCAAACTTGGCGTCCATGTCATTGCCCTGACTTCCTCCAGACCCCAACACGTTTCCAGATCGCTTGTATGCACTAAACGAGGAGCCTGCTTCCCAAACGTTACCTGTAGTTGTCGAAGTTGTCGGGGCATCTCCATCAATGTTACCTGTTGAGCCTGATGTAAAATCATCGCGCAATATGACTTCGCCAATCTTTTCCCGCTCGATGCGGGTTTCAGTTGCGGTTACTGCATTGTTATCCCAAGTTAGTCTAATGTCTGTTGTCATAACATAGACCTCGTTGCTGGCAATATTGTGAAGTTTACATCTGCCTCAACTGCGTCTAGTGCAGCAGTGCTGGCAACAACCCGAACAACAAACTGGTTTGGATTGTTGGGCAAGCCGAGTGCCATAGACTGCACTGTTATGTCTTGAAAGGATTGAAGAGGGTGGTAGACCGACACAGCGGGGTAGGCAGAAGTTTCGCCGTTCTCGTCAGTTACGTTCTCCCACCAAGTTAGTATGTCGGAAGTTTCCATTTTAAGCCCTTGGCGCGCTAGCGCAGAATTGACGCATCGCCTCGTGAAGCTCTGCCCATGTGCGACCATCTACAGTTGGCCCGATTGCTTGGTTAAGCTGACCCATGTTCCAGATAGGAATATTGTCGGCTCCGCGCATTTTCATAATGGAATTGCGATAAGCGACCCATTCATTTTGTTTTGGTATGTCTGTTAGTTCAGCCATTATAGACTCTCCAGCGGAAATACCGCTTCTTCTGGTTCGACGTACTCCGAACGTGAGTTGGGGAGCAACGTGTAGTCTGCGTCCGCCGCAATTAAATCCATCACAGCAGCTTCTGCAATAACTCGACATATAAAATTATTGGGCGCTGTTGGTAGATGTGAGGCAGCTTGCCCTGTTGTGTCGTCAAAGCCACAATCGTACTTAAGTGCAATGCTCGGCCACATTGAAAACGTACCCTCACCTTGGGGATCATGAGAAACCCAAGGGGTAAGAAATTCTGCTTGTTCCATCATTCGTAAGTGTCTCCTATATATATCCCGCCTTCACCCGTTAACGTATTCCCGTTATCGTCAGTAATGACTGGGTTAACTGTTCCCGAGGCATAGGCGTCAAGGGGAGTTCCCGCCAGAAGCTGAATTTGAGTGACGTATGACACTCTTGAATATCCACGCGTACAAACGCCTTGTCCAGAATAGAGTTTTGCTTGTCCATTCGCTAGCAAAGGCGTTCTAATTGTTTGACTGCTTTGGCTTCGAGTTACGAAATTAGCAGATGGGTCATCGCGCTCTTGAAGATATGCTTTTGTATTATAGGCAAAGTTCCCTAGCAACTCGTGCCAAGTATTCGGGAGCATCTGGCTGGCTGTAGGTGTCCAGTACTGTGATCCTCCACCTGTATTGTAATAGCGCCAACTAAAAGCTATGCGGCCGTCAGCAGGCAGCCACAAAGAGCACGAGTAGTTGCTCAAATCTGTTTTAACAAACCCCGCACATATCGGATTTCTAACTGTTACACCCCAATCTCCAACGCCACCCCATCTAAGCTGTGCCGCGTTTAAAGTTCCAGTGCTGAAGTACGGAGTACTTACACAGAAAGTTTCCTCATAGAAATCATCGGTAGTATCCACGCCTTGTCCCATCAGTCCGTGCTGAGTGGGTATAGCTTCTTCAAACCGCAGATTGGTTGGTGCATCTGGTATAGCCATAGTTAACTCCCGTCAGAACACCAGCCGTTAGGCTTTACGATGTAATAGTCTTCCTTAGTTTCAATTTCCAAAGTCACACCGCGCTTGTCCATCATGGAGACTTCAGCTACAACGTGACCGTCATTATCAAATATCCTAAACGAGTGGTTATCTTCAGACCTCCCGTCTAGTCGAGTCTTTAAACCCATAGTGGTTTCTCCTATCCCCAGTTCTCGTAAGACATAAGCAGACCGGCGAAGACCACATCAACAGCGTCAGAGACATTGTCAGCGAAGTCATCATTGCCAGTAGCGCTCCCTTGGTCAGACATCCCCAAGAGTTCTCGCCTACAATGCTGGTAGTGTTCGTGGTGCTTCGGTAAAAGTATTCGACCTTCACGGAAGTACGGTATTGTGTTTAGAAAGCGACTGAACTTATCATTGTTCGAGGTTCCGTCACGCTTGACTGGCTTAACATTAACTGTGCCGTCCCTAAGGAACTGCTGGTTAAGGTGCATGCCAGATGATTTGTCTTCCATGTAGAAACCCTTGGGCTTCCACGTAGGCTTGTTCATATCGAATACGTTGTGCTTCTTCCAGAACTCCCGCATAGCTACAATCAACTCAGGGACTTCCCATTTTTCTACAACTATATCCAAAAGAATGAGCTTCTTACAAGTAGTAAAGCCCCAGAAACATGCAACTGTGTAGTCAGAGTAAGACTTAGTAGTCGCGGCAGTGTCTGCGGTGATGAAGGTGTAGGCAATCTTGTACTCGTCAGCATCTACATAGCTGGCAATGTCATCTTCCTTGAGTGCCGAATTACCCTTACCCACTGGAGTCCCTTGGTACTGGGAGTAGAATGTGTAAGGGTCATGGTGAGCTAACCCGAGTAGGGTATCTACGCTCTTTCGGACAGCCCAGAAGGATGAAACGGATTGCATCTTACCTTCGAACTCTTTCTCCTCGTACTTGCGAGTCTTGCTAGTGGGGAGGTTGTAAGTGATAGGCTCAACATTGGTGTACCCAAGTTTATCTATCTGGTTCTGGTACCACTCTTTAGAACCTGTATAGCCCTCGACAATGATGCCAGGGATACTCAGCCATTTGTACACGTCAGCAGTGTTGCCCTTCATTAGATAACCACAGAGGTCGTCGGCGTGAAGTCTCTGCATGATGATACACAGTGGAGTTGTCTCAGTCGCCAGTCGTGAGAGTAGCGTGTTACTGAAACGGTTATTGATCTTGTCACGCTCGGTGGGAGAGTTAGCATCGTCAGGCTTGATAACATCGTCGATAGCCATCAGCCCAGCGAACCCTTCCACGAGTGCTCCACACCCTTTACCAGTCATCTTCCCTGTAGTAGGGATCGCGTGGAGCACTCCAGCACTCATGGTACCAAGACGTTCAACCGATTTCTTGTTCTGGTCAATGACCACATCGGGAAAGACTCGTTCGAAGTCTGGGCTTATCATAATGGTTCTTATGTAGCCAGAGCTTTCGGCGAGCACGTCTTTATTAAACCCAGTGAGGATTGTCTGCCCACTAGGGTTTCTGCACCACGCGAACAAGGGAAGGAATTGACTCAAGATAAGAGTCTTCCCAGCTCGTGGTGGTATGTTGATGATCATGCGATTACACTTCTGCTCGATGAGAAGCTGGATAGCCTCAAAGAGAACATCGTAGTAGTCCACATGCATCATCTTCTGTCCTGTCAGAATCTTGAATACAAAATAACTGAAGGCTCTAAAATCTTTAAGGAGGTAGTCCCTAAGAGCATCAACTTCATGATCTTCTAATTTTGAAATATAGCTCATAGGGTTCTCCCTTGTAAGTTAAATGATCGTCAGTACTGCTGCGACCAGACCCAGTAGCACGTTAGCGCATAGGGATAACATCAACACATGACCAGCAAGGTAGCTGGCATCTTTGTAGTTACCATCACGGCAACTCTCTACGCAAACATTCGTCGCGTTATGTGTGGATGGCTTCTTTTTCAAACGGCTCAGCGCATCTTTAATCGCGTAAGCCTCTCGCCACCTAATGATGGCATTGTTCAGTTTGGCTATGTCTCTCCGTAGCCCGTTCTTTCCTGACAAATCTCTTAATTTCATAGTGTTCTCAAATAAAGAACCCCTCTTGCGAGGGGCTTAGTTTATATTCCGCACACACCACTTGGACAAGCAGCATCTCCGTTCTCTTCAAACACTTGACCAATACTTTCCTTAGCCTCTTTGTAAGAGCACTGAGTAAGTGGTTGGCCACCGCGAGCACCATCAGGGTAGACGGTGAATCCACGGAGTCTTGGAGCGTACTTCGCCAGCGTTCTGGCAAATGGCTCGACTGTGTCTTCGTTGTTGTCTTCGGATCCCCAAGCAGGCATGTTGATAGTACTGCTTATCGCCATGTCCACATAATCCTGAACATCAGCTTGGAATGAAAGTCGGCGCTCGAAGTCAGTTACCAGATCCTGTGAGGTCTCGATCTTTTCTGGATCAAGGTCATAGTCTTGGATTAAGTCCTCGGCTGTAGCGTCAACTACGTACTCATACTTCCAATCTTTGGCACCAACCAGATACCTACGCTTATAAGCAACAGCATATAATGGCTCAATACCAGTAGTAGTGCCTGCCAAGATTCCAATCGTCCCCGTAGGTGCAATCGCACGGTAAGCCACAGGCCGAGAAATGCTAAGAGCATCACAAAGGGTGTTAGCAGCATATTCAGATTCCTCTCTGTACACTTCCATCCATCGACGGAGTTCATCATTCATCTCATAACGGTAGCCACGTTTCAGCAACCATTCGTGCATGCCCATCAGACCAAGTCCTAGTCTACGGTTCTTAGCTCGGACTTCATAGATCTTTTCATACGGCAGGTCAGCACCGATAGTTCCACATACAAGGAACATGACACCAAGACGAACAACCTCTCTAAATTCTTCAATGGTTTCGATAGCACCCATATTAACAGAACCAAGATTACATACGTCTGAATCATCTTCGGAAGTAACTTCTGTGCAAGCATTACGTAGTGTCTCCTTCTCCTTTGCGCCAAAGTTGAAACTCATTCCAGGTTCACCCGTCCTTAGGGCTTGTCTGCAATTAGTCACGAAAGTCTCTGGCAATGCACCTCCTTCTAACTGGTGGAGGAATGCGTTATCGTAGTTCAGACTTATATTAGTCTGGTCTAGTGGTGCATGGTAGTTATAGTTCTCTGCTTTGGCATCCTTGATTGAATACCCTTTCGTGATTTGCATGTTCTCCCAATCTTTGCAGATTAAGAATTCTCCAGCATCACCATGCTGCCAGTTAAGGCTAGCGTAGATAGCTGAACGTCGAGACCCACCTTGCTGCACGTTACGCCCTACTTCGTTCATAGAGTACATAAGTGGTAGTGGCCCAGAAGCTACGCCTCCAGTTCTACCAAGCGGCGATCCATTGGGTCTAAAGATAGAGTAATCACCTCCTATTCCCCCGCCAGCCATGAGACAGTCACTTCCGCGTTTCAACAGGTTTCCCCATTCTTCGCGAGTGTCTTCCTCACCTTTTAGCAGGTAGCAGTTATTCCAGTATGAAGCCTGACGACCAGCGTAGTAAATGTACCGGCCTCCTGACATGAACTTAAACTTACTCATGTGCTTGAGCAGCTGGCTTGCATCAGCCACAGGCAACAAGCCATGCGTTACATCATGCACTATATCTACACACTTCTCATACCAAGTTTGGTCTTCTGTGAGTGCGTACTTTCCTTTAAAGATTGTTTCCCCAAAGCTGTTTCTAAATTCTGACATTGTTATAGTCTACCACATTAACTGTTTAGGAATCCAGCCAGCACCTCGGCTGCGTCTTCCTTTGATGCTATCAGCACTGTGGAGCTGGGAGACATGGACATCCCTTTTCCCTCAGCGATCAAGCGTGAAATTTCTTTACTGAGTTCAATGACCATCTTGGGATCAGCTGGCAGCTCGATAGTAATACCATCGACTTCCATCTCACCACCAAAGGCTGCCTCTTGTAGCTCAGCCATCTTAAGTATTCGTTCGGCAATATGCAGACCCTTCTCCTGCATTTCTTCAGCTAGGAGTTCGTGATAGCGTTGTCGAATCTCTGGGTGTTTCTGTACCACGGCGCGGAGGCTCATGGCATTATATTCGATTGAGTCGAGTCTGGAAGCCTTTCCCAGATCGCCACGGTATATGAGCATAGCTCGGGCGATTATCTCGAACTCGTCTGAGATTACTAAGTCAGACATAATTAGATACTCCTTAGAGTTTTGAATAACAAAGGGCGCTAGATAGAATACTATTTAGTTGCCCCTCCAAACCTCCCCGTAAATCCAGAGGCCGACCCACCTCCCCCTAAGTATGGCGGGGTGGTAGCGGTAGGTCGTTCCTCCTTTAGCACTGGGTCTAGGGCGATTATTTGAAGAAAAGCCTCAGACCCCGCATAGACTCTGGGTTCCAGCTCCCGAAAGAGGGTGGATCTTGGAGGTCTACGTCATACTTATGAGACCAGTATGAGCGTAGGTCTGAGAGGTAGGTACCTGAGTAAAGCTCGATGAAGGTATCCACAATGATCCTATATAGCTCATCCCTGTAGTTAGCATGGGTGGCAAAAGAGTCATGAATGAATATCATCGGGTAGCCTAGCTCCTTCAAACGCCTAGCTACCATTCTCAGGTGGGTGGCATCAAGTCCGTGTACGATGTTAGGGGAGATGGCGAAGGCATGCTTCTGGGTATTGACCTTCTCACCTGAGAAATCCTTAACCTCCACAAATACTTCATCACCATTGTCCAGCATGCACGTAACTTGCTTGCGCTCACCTTTCACCTTCCGTTGAGAACAGAGGAAGCCATCAGGAGTATACCATGTTATCTCCACATTGCCCTTACTAGCTATAGCCCGAGCACTAGCAGTGAGCCAGTCGACCACTTCCTTGAGTGGGCCGAGCGTTAGGTTCAGCTGCATGTACAAGTCAGCACCCATTCGTGCTGTCCTCTTCATGGGGAGGCCATCTCCTACGATCTTGTAGGCTCTATCCTCCACGTCCCAGACGCTCTTAGCACCGTAGAGCCTATGCATCCACGCTGTTGAGGTCATAACAGTTGCAGAGTAGCCCCAGGTCATGACGGGGATCTTAGCTGCTTTCCTCGTAGCATACACACGGTCTCCTACGTCCTCCATAGAATACTTCCAGTCTTCAGCAACCTTCTCATAGATGTCGAGGTCAGCCTCTTCTTCGTGCATTCCGATGTGTCGCGTGAGGGCGTCTGAGCGGCTCAGAGCGGTCAAGTGCTGTAGCCCTGAGCATCGCCCGTCCAGAGGTGGGAAAGCTGGCAGCGAGCACTGGGGATCGTCCACGTACATTGATATCATCTTTGCAGTGGACATATAGCAGTAGGGCTTATCCGCACACATCCACTCACCCACGGTTCCAACAGGATCACGAGCGTGCTCGATCATCTTCTGGATCCCCCACGGCTGTTCTGAGTAGCCCTTGGCCATGTCCACCAGTGCATCAAAGCCACCGCCGGTAAGGGGTATGGCGAAGGTAGGGATGATCATTGCTTTCTCGTGGTCAGCGCCCTGTGGAGTCACACCACATGTAGTATCGACATACATTCTGCTGCGGCTGCATAGGAAGTACGGAAACATGAACCTTTGCCCAGCTAGGTGTTCTGCTGAATTCATAGACCTCTCGTACATGAATGCGTCTGAGCACTTATCAAACTCTGGCGGGAACTGCTTCACGAGATCGACCACGAACTGATTGATCTCGAAGGTTTCCTTGGCCATGTCTTGAGCTATGGCAGACACAATCTTGTTACGCTCCCCACTGATACCACCACGTACAGGTACGGACGGCATAGCATCTCCCTTACTGCGAGGGTAGGAGATGACAGTCTGGGGAGCACAGTCCAGCTCCAGAGCCAGTTTAGTGAACTTTCTGGTTGGCAGGACGACACGCTCGTCGTAACCTCGCTCGAACTTTATGTAGCCATCTGCTTCCATCTCCCCCAAAAATCGGAGAACTACGTTGAACGGGTCATCGGACTCGAGCATCTTCCTAGCTATCCGTGGCACTACTGTGTGCAGAGGGAGGTCGAAGTGGAGCGGGAGAGAGTACAGACAGTGAGTGTAGGCACGTAGCCAGCGGTCTCCCTTCTGAATCTTCCAGCGGTAGTCGGTGATGTTCTCAGGTCGACTGAACCCTTTAGCCTTCTTCGGTGTTGGCAATACAATGCCGCCGTCGAGATGAATCATATTGCCTCCTTGTTATATATCTAGTTCTTCCAGCTTATCAACCATTGACTCGACGCACATGTCGATCTTGCGCTCGAGTATAAAGTCTGCGAGTTCAAATGGGCTTACGATAACAGCACATCCGATACGCTGACCAAGTTCTGTTTGGCAGAACATGGAAAACTCTATCCCGTTTGTTGAAGCTCGTATATGGATATCAGGTAGGAACCCACCAGCTTCGAGCATGCGCTCCTGGATGTCAGTTGTAGATATCATACGTCACTCACCTCTTTGTCAAACCGCATCTCACCAACCTTAGGCAGGCGCAAGACACCCTTGCTAGACTCCTCCAGTGCGTACACTTGGAAGACATAGCCCAGTGGGTAGTATGGGCTGACTGGATCTTTGAGCTGAATGCTGTTGAACATCTGCTCAGCCATATCGTGAGTCCAGCCTTTGCCGAGCATGGCTTTGATCTCGCGGCCACCCTTCCAGCTGAAGAGCAGGTTAGCTATCTTGCCAGTGTACTTGCCAGTGCCTTCCTCGTAACCAATGCACTTCAGGTCATAGTCACAACCACGGACCTTCTTCATCACGCGCCAGCCTTTGTGACCAGCTTCCCAGCCAGCATCAGCAGAGCGTATGACGATACCTTCACCGCCAGCATCCACTACCCATCCCAGAAGCCGGTCCAGTTCTGCTTCGTTGGAGATAGCATAGCCAAGAACATGAGCTGTAGGAAGGCGGCTGTTAAGGTCTTGCCAGCGCTGACGGAATCCTCGCTCGGACTTACCGGCGATGAACTCTTCTAAGGTAACGAAGTCAAAGAAAGCTATCCGTCCATTCTCAGCCAGCATGTCGGCACGCTCATCATCCAGAGCCTCGACACGGTTGGGGTTGATCATGCCAGATAATACTTCCAGACTAACGGGATCGCAGCAGGTCTCACCCATGTAAACTCCTGGGCGTAGGTCGTACTTGACCAAGATATTATTCATGTTGGTCAGGGCTTTGCCTGTACGTGAGAATGCCCACATAGCACTGCTCTCTGCTACCACGAGCAAGGTGCACACTCCGTCTTCCTTCTTCTGCACTGCAAAAGGAGCAGTCTTCTTACTGTCAGGTACTTCATCAAAGTGCTTCACGAGCTGAGTTACCTTATTGCTCAACTTGCGGTGCTCGGCTTTAAGTCCGAGGAATTCAAATATATTGATACTCATTATGTCTCTCCAAATAAAGGAGGTGCCGCAGATTCTTCTACGACACCTCAGTCTTAATGCAGGCGGTTTTCGTGCCTGTGATTCGTAACCACCGCAGCAATTATCTCAGCTGCACTGGCGAACACACGGCCCATGCCTTCTAATACATCTATCCTGTCACCAACACCCTCGGACTTCATATCCTCTAGGCATTGGTGAACAAGATCAAGTGCATCATCTTCCTCAGTCCTACCCATCGGTGAGGGCTGTTGCCGCAGCAATCAGGTCAGCTACCGTGTTCTCAGGTGTCATGCCCAGCTTCTCGCCAACCTCTACAACCACTTGCACGAGCATGTTGCGCTCGTCAGTCAAGTCGAGAACTCTGGCTTTGAGGGTATTAACCTCTTCTTGTAAATCAGTCATAAGTACTCCTAATACATTTGTAACAGACGCTCGAGGCTAACGAAATTACAATCCCAGTCATCGAATCCATATCTGTTAATGAAGTGTTTGAGGTGCACGAACCCACGTATCTCAGTGTTGTTAGCACCTCGGTAGCCTTCGTCATGCATGTAAAATGAACCAGCGCAAATACCAAAGTGTGGCATGCCTTGCAAGTTCTGTCTCCGTGCGTACTGGAACTGTTGCTGGTGTCCGTGCACAAACGAGTGCGGGAACTTGTTCAGCTTGTTCTCCATACTGCCGCCTACAGGTCGCCCAGACATTGGGTTCTCCATGTAGTGGTTGAAACAGATACCGTCCAGCCACAGTGGGTCACACATCTGGTTAACAGTCCAACCTTGATCCTCGACAAAGCGATCCAGATCGAAGCAGCCTTCCAGCACTGGGTGAGAGTCGATGAAGCGGTTCAGCCTGTTCTCATGGTTGCCCATAAGGAAATGCTTGTCAGGCTTGTACTGCTTCTTCTTACCACTGGCATTCTTCTGGTCAGTCTTCTTCATAATCATTCGGAAGGCTTCAAAGCCACCCTCCAGATCATCGTACAAGCGCCGACCTTCAGACTCCTTGGCACTGGCATAGCTGCTCAGGCTTGGGAAGTCCCAGTGGTCGCCAATGTGCACGATCTTCTGCGGCTTGTGCTCCCAGATGTACTCGGACGCAGCACTGAAGTGAGCCAGTGGTGAGTCTTTGTCAACCTGTGTGTCAGCCAGAACAATAATATCTTTGTTCATTTAGCCCTCCTTTTAACGGGTTTCTGTTTGCCAGTCTTCACATCGAAGCTGGGGTGTATTAGTCCGGACGGATTCTCTCTGTGGTGATCGAGATAGTCGGCTAACTTTCGGAGCCAGTTGGCTGGGTGAGTGTACGCCATGTTGCTCTTCGGAGTACGGAACTTCAGTGCAGCCTTAACCTTACCTTCCCCAACGTTGCAGGACTGGCAGAGTGTAGCACGTACATGTCCAGTGTCATGGCAATGGTCTAGGGCAGGCGTACCAATGGTCAACCTACTATTGCAGATAGGGCAGATATGTTTCTGCTTAGCTGATAGTGCTACCCTCGTAGGGCGTATTGAGTCGTTAGTCAATTGTCGCACAAATCTCTCCTGTTAGGCAGTTCATATACTCGTCCCTTGCATCCAGAGTCCAGCGCTTGATCCAATCACCTTGCTTGTAGCGAACCATGAACAGCAGGTTTGCTTGCTCTTCCATGCGCTCTCGCCACTCGTCACCGAACTCTAACTCGTAGAAGTCCTCGACAACTGCTTGTGCTGCATCAAGCTCAAGACCAATCAATGCTTTGCATGCTTGCTTGTGACCTACACCCTTGCGGCGAATGTATTCTTGGCCAGCCTTAGCACCAGTCTTCCAGACAGCAGTAGCCCTGTGCCCACAACCAACTATGTAGTCAGCTCCGTCACCAACGAGTAGCTGGTAAAGGAAACCAATGGCTCCAGTGAAGTACACCTTCTTGCCTCGGTCTTCGAGCACACCATAAGGAGTAATCTCTATGACCTTCTGGCTATTGTGATCCAGGTGCTTGCCAGGAACTTGACGTAAGTCTTTGTCCTCACTCCAGATAATTGTATCATTAGTCTGGTGCATGGCTAGCAAATCATCAGCTTCCATACCCATCTCAAAATGAGTGTTGAGGTTATCGACAGCCCAGCGTTTAGCCCAAGCTAGGTTCACTGGTCTCTCGACACCTATACGGTTGGCTTTGTAGTCATCAACGATGAAGTCTCTGAAGTTAACCTTGGGAGTCACGAACATAATATAGCTCGTAGCTCCCGCAGCTTCACAATAGTCACTCACCTTCTTCTTGATGTGCTTAGTGATAAGACGCTTCTGGGTATCTGAATCATCAGCGTTGAAGATACAACACCCAGAGTACACGATCAAGTCTCCGTCGATGAGCAACGTCAGCTCTTCCTCCACCCAGTCCTCTAATCCTAAATCAGATAGTGACATGGTGGTGCTCCTTAGAATGCAATGTCTTGATCCATCTCGACAACGGCTGCTTCTTCAACAGCTTGCTCGCCTTCCAGAACAACGTCAGTGTCATCCAGATCTTCCAGCCCAAGGCTATCCAGATCTTCCTCAATTTCGCCGCCAGTGTAAGGCACGAGGTCGGTGATGCACAACAGGTGCGGGTACAAATACAAGCCGTTCTTACCATCGACTGGACGGAACTGGAAGTGGCCTTTGGTGCCATTGCCAATCGCTGTGTCTTGATCGACAGTCAGCCCAGCGTGATCCTGAACCTTGCCCTTGATACCAATTTGCTTAATAGGGAATGACTCGCGGCGTACACCGTTCGCGTCAGGCTTACCGACCAATACAGTCTGGCTAAACTTAACCAGAACCATCTCGTCTTCGAGGTCATCAGCTGAGAGGTAGTCATACTTCTCGAGGATGTCATCCTTCTCCCACTCCTTCGCGTTCGCCAAGTTCTTGGCACCGGTGAAGACTTTCTTCAGCTCCTTCTTGAAGCGTGACTCTGAGATGAGAATCTTAATCTCATACGAGTGGAACTCCATCGGGCTGTCCGACTGGGGAGGCTTCTTGTCCGTGTTCAGCTGCTCAATTGCGCGAGAGACTGAGCTAAACATAAAGATCACGTCTTTCATAGTGACCACGGTTGTTGCTAACTTTTCTGCTTCTGCCATGTTATGGCTCCTTAGTAGTTTTAGATTATAGATCTGCTGGAGTATACGTATAACCAGCTCTCTTTTCTAGGATGGTTTGAAGATTTGCCATTGCTCTCCAAGCCACTTTCACATCATGGTCAAACCCATCGTCGTCTACTGTTCCGCACTCGGATAGATGACGGGTCAACGCATCAAGGTGATCGTTCGACTTTCCCTTGCTCCAATGCAATGGCAAGCCAGGATTGTGTTTCTCGTTGGCATAGAGTGATAGCCTAGCTACCTCTGCCATAGCCATTGGGAAATATTTTATGAATCCGCTATAGATCGGTATCTGCTTGCGGAGGTCTGAATCTTGCTCTAACATTTTGCCTCTTTCCCAGTAAGGGTAGTTTGTGATTGTCCATCCAAGCGTATGCGTACTGTGCAGCTGTGATACCAGCGCTGCCTCCGACACCTGCCCAGAATATATAGACAGGTGAGGATAGGCCAGCGTGAACCACAGCCCAAGTCATTGCGTACTGAGATATAGTTATTAGCCAACTAGTCACCGCACCTGCCATGATGTAGTCATCACGGAGTATCTTCGAGTTCAACCCCATCATAAAGACAGAGACAAACGCGGCGACCAGCACCAATAGCGACATCAATGTACGTCACCATAGTTCTCCCCGAACTGTACGTCACAGTCGAGGTCACGGTTAAGCTTCAGCTCATCGTTCACCTTCTGGATAGCACCCTTGATGATGCCCTCCATAACCTCACGATTTCCTGTCTTTAATTCCCAGACACCTTCGTCATGGAACTGGGCAGTCAACTGAGGACGCTCTTGCAAGATGTACCACAGCCACCGGTCAAAGCAGTACGTAGCAGTCCCTTGGTTAAGGGTGCTGAACCGATCCTTCTCAGCTTTGAGGTAGTACCAGATCTTAGCGACAGGATTCCAGAGCCACTTCATGCCACGAGAGTTCACTACGATCTGCTCGTCAGCGATGGCTTTGATAGACCAGTTGCGTAACCAGTAACCTTCGAACAACTGCGTGCCAAGCTCCAGAGCAACTCCAGCAGCAGCAGCGATAGTCTCTGGCTGTGCACCATAGGTAGCTGCATAGTTAGTTTGCTTGCCACCATAACGCTTGAGGTAGATGCGGTCATACTTCTCCGGATCATCCTCACGAGTGTGTGCCTTGTACCAGATCATGTCTTCCTCAGTGATCAGACCAGCAGAGACAGCGATGTCCAAGTGTCCACAGTAACCTTCGACCAGCATGTCAGCAACGTACTCAGGGTCATGCTTCATCATGTAGTGGTGCTTGGTGCAATCCTCTACAGATACTAAGTCAGCGCCACAGATTTCATAGTCGAGTGACCGTGCCTCAAGCATCGAGCGAAGCTCCTGACCATACAGCTTGCGAGAGCTGGGTAGGTTGACAGCCTCCTTGTGCTTGAGTCTCAGGGTGTTGGTCAATCCTTGACTACGAGCAGCAATGAAGCCTTTGTCATCGACACACCTCAAGAAACCATTGACCACATCTAAGCGGTGCTTTAGGATAGTGATTTCTTGAAGGTACTTCAGCTCAACTACCTGTAACACGAGAGCCTCGACAGATGCTGACAAATCACCTTCATCGTTCTTGATCTTGGGTATGAGTCGAACCTCATTAGTATCTTTGTTGCGCTTACGATCAAACACATCAGGAACCCAGCCCAGGTCGAACAGCCAGTTCTTAATCTGAACATGGGAGGTGGCTTTAGGAGGCTCGAAACAATCGAACACTTTAATCTCCTCATCCCACATGACAGCCTTAATCTCTGAGCCGTACAGGTCAGGGTCGACCTCCTTCATGACTAGGTTCTTCCACTTCTCTCCAGTTGCAGAGATAGTCTTGTCCAGCTTGAACCGTTTCGCAGGTGGCTTTCTTATTTTATACTTAGCCTGCTGGGGCATCACTCGCTCAAGGTTATTGCGGCACACTTCATACTCTTCAGCTATGCGCTCGTGGAAAGCATTAGCAGCAACCTCATTCAGCTTCCACTTAGTCCTCTCTTGCAGCTTGATACAAGTCGCTTTGAACGAGAGGTGATCCACGAGATGCCAGATTCCTTCCTCAGTATCGTACAGGAGGTTAAGGTGTTTCCACATCTGCTGCCACAACGCTGTCTGGATTCTTACGTCCTCTTCACAGCGATGGATATAGTCTTCGAGCTTGAGGTTCTTCCAATCATCTACGGGTGGCTTTGGTATGCCTAGCTCTTCTCCCCAGCCTTCAAGACCGTGGCTAATACGCTTAGGGTACATGTGCCAGCTAAGCCAGAGTGTGTCAATGATCTTGCACTGGATCTTCTTGCCAGTGATCTTCTCCATCAGAGCACCATCATAGGTAACTCCATTGTGCATCACCAGTGCCACACTAGGGTCAAAGAATGGACTATATGTATCAGTCTCAGTCCATGACCGGATAGGGTTCATGTTCTTGTCCAGCTCAGTGTAAGAGGCACACCAGATCTTTGTGGCATCGTCGAGCAGGTTGTCAGCTTCTAAGTCAGTACATATAATTCTCATGGGTTCTCCTAGAATCGGTTGATAGCAGGCTCACCTTCTTCAAACTCGGTAAGCGTTTCTTTTACATCGAAAGTCATCGGCGGGTTATAACACCGTGCAGATCGGCGTTCACCCCAAACACCATGAGCAATCTCTCGCTCGGCGCTCAGCATGTGCAGTGAGTCTTCGTCAGTAAACTTGTCATCGTAACTTAGGTCTAAGAGAATCTCCTTGAACTCTTTGTCCTTATCTATATCAAAACTCATATTATGTCCTTTATGATTCTTACGAACTCAGCACTAGCATCATTCATAAGGTAGTCGTTAGGGTCTTTGTATTCCTTGAGCCAGATGTATTCCAGCTTAGGCAAAAGCTCCCTTGTCTTCTCAGCGCTCTCCCTTCCAGCGGGATCATCGTCGAGGATTATGATGACTCTCTTCCAATAATCCATGATCGGTGCAAGGTCTCGGGCGGCACTGCCTGCTCCGGACTTGATGGACACGAATGGGTATTCTCCAGAGGTCATCTGGTATGCTGCGAGGGTGTCGTACTCTCCCTCTGTTGCGAACAGTATATCGTTCGAGAAATTGTTTCTTATGGCCAGCCACATTCCAAACAGGTCTGCTGTCTTGACCTCTCCATGCGCAAAGAATTTCTTCTTAGCACCACGGGGCGTAAACAGTGGCCTGCACTTGTAGCCAGAGAGAGAAGAGCCTAGCGAAAATGGAAAAGCTACTGCATAAGGAGTGATTCCATCATACTCACTAAACAGTAGCCGTACTCGGAAATGCTGGTAAGTTTCTGCCGTGATCTTTCTAAAACCTTTTGTGGGTTTAAATAAAGGACAGTTTAATACCGTTAGCATTTCTTCTCTCTTCTCTTCTTCGGTCTTTGGCACAACCTTGGGTGCTGGTTTATCTCCTGTGTAAGGATCACCCTTCTGCTCCCAGCATGCACCGTGGCAGAACGAGGTAAACCACTCCACACCTAAGTCTGTATCGACATTAAGGTATACTTGGCGGTTGTCCATGCTTCCACAGTCCACACACTTTAGTTTCTCCACACATGTATTTGTAATCATTTATGAGGCCCAGAAAAAATTTTGCAATCTTTCTTGAATACAAAAGTATCTTCCCCATTAGGTAATGTTACGTAGTACATTGTGGATAGGTCATCTATCACGGTGCTTGGCTCTTTATCAGTCAGCCATATCACCTGCTCTACCTTTACTTTCTCCATCTTGCTTCCTCCTCTCTGCTGCCACTGCTGCATTTATGTTACAATATGCCTTCCAGTGAGCTGGTGTTGTCTCTTCATCACTCTCTCGAAGTATGTAGTCTAAAAGAGATTCGAGGTCTTCTAGGCACACATTCATGTCATGTTCGCCTTTACTCTGTTGCTTATCCCTAACTTGTGGTGTATATCTATATGACGAATCCCGCTTGGTTTCGCAAGTGGCTTCATATAGGCCACTCTCTTGGTGCCTCGGTACAGTGGACGTCTAGATCCTTGTCTGTAGTCATAGCCTAGCGAGTCCATCTTAGACTGTATCAGCTCTAGAGACCTGGACTTAGGCACTATGAAGTCCATCATTCTGGAACAGTCCACCACAGCTTCTAGCACCTCTTGAGATAGGACTGCTTCGAAGTTCACATCTATGTAGTCACACACTAGGGTAACGACTTGCTCGTCCAAGCCAGCTGCACCAGATTCTTGGTGGTAGCTGAACACCTCATCGGTAGTCTTTACGCTAGGGTTGTTTGTAGCGAACTCATACACCTCACCGATTTCTTGGAAAGCGGCTATTAGGTGGTACTCTTGAAGCTCTCGGGCGGCTGCTCCGCTCAGCGAAACGGCTCGGATGATCCTGAGAACTTCTGGGATGCTCAGCTTTACCCACTGCATATCCTTCTTCCGTCCGGACAGACTCGTGTAAAACACCACTATCCCTTCCTTCGCTATGTAGCTCGCACCTTTCCTCTCTATATAGGCTGTGCAAGCGTCTATCATCTTCTCTGTCGTGCTCATCTCGCCTCCTTTTGAATGCATCGCTGTCATCTTCAGTTTCTGGGTAATCAACGCTCCCCATCATTTATCTCCTTCTTGGCAAGCGCACGTACACGTTTGTTGTATCTGCGCTTTATCTTCTTTAGCTGCTTTGCCTTCCAGATGTAGAACTTCCTTGACGGAGTTAGTGCGTCTTGTTCGTCAGCACTGTTGAATGGAACTCTCATACGTCATCCACACATTCTTGTCTGCATTCCTTGCAGCAGTTACACGTAGTCTTATTATCGTTGATTTCTTCTTCGTAAGGGCAGGTTCCATACTCACCTTTACCTGCTTCACATGACTTACAGTCCATAACTCACCTATAAAATTTGTGGTTGCCTACTCCGTACATGAACTCCAGCTTGCTAGCCCACCAAGGGACAATGTTGCTGGCGTGGTAGTGGGTAGGGCCATCGACCTTCCTCTTTCCTCTCCCAGACATTGCTTGTCTTGCAATCTCTCTGGACTTTTGCCTAGCTCTGTGGTTAGGAGTGTCATCGCTAATGTTGTCATGAGTCCAGCTGAACTGCTTATCCTGATACACCACACCGCAGACAGTGTCAGGCCACTGGGCCGCATCTACACGGTTCATCACCACATGAGCTACCAAGAGCTGGCCATGTTCAGGCTCGCCTCGTGCTTCGTGGTAAATGTTCAGGGACATACAGTTCATCTCCTCAGAGTCTATCCCCATAGCAGGTAAAGTTGACACAGCAAGGCAGAACACAAGGAAAATAGCCATTATCAATAGAAAGTATTTCATGATATTTCTTCCTTAGTCTGCGCTTGGTTACGATACATGGCTCTTATCTTGCTCTCCCAGCGCTCAGTAAAGGTACGGTAAGGTGCCATTACGTCATCGACTGGTGCGCCATGAAGTTGTGCGAGCAAGTGTTTTATCTGCTCTCTATACATCTTGCGCTCTAGCTTCTGCATCCGGTGCTGTCCCAGTGATGGGAGTGCCAGACCAAGAGCTAAGCCGAAGGCCAGGATCAGCCATGTGGGATACTCTTGGATTTGGTTGTATGTTTGTTGAAGTGTGTCAGAGATGTATTCATTCTGTGATGTATCCCCAGTCTGCACCTTGACCATGTTGTCTTCTTCCACACCTGTGTTGTGCTCTCCTCCTACTTTGGCGTCCACACTGATCGGCTTAACAGCTAAGCTAGGTAAACCCCCGCAGGACGTAAGTAGGAACAATGAGCAGAATAATATTGCTATGACTCTAGTCATCCTCATCTTCGCTCTCCTTATGATTAGTTAAATATTCGTCTTCTTGCTCTGTGATGATTGACACACCATCGACTTCCATAGCCATATCCCCAAGAACTAAATCCTCCTCTCCTGTATCACAGTTGAATACGGATACAGAGTCACGAGCGACTATGTAGGTATCTAAGAAGTTAGAGAAATTGGCATCATCGCTGTGAATCCATACACAGTCATGGTCACTATAACAGCAATCCTCCGACAACTGCCATTCTCCGTCCATGTCCTCAACAACGTCTTCAGACTCTATGTGGTATGACTCACCTTCAACCCAGACATGGGTTTCATCGTAGCAGTACTCACACATTTGTTGTTCAGTGTGGTGATCGAAGTAAGAATCATCTTCGTCCATCTCATTATCACAGACATCACATAGGCAAGAGTTTATGCGTCCATCAGTGTTAGGCTGTTGTCCATATTGAAACACAATTATTCGGCCATCTCTGCTAACGTAACCGTCATCAAAGCCGCCATCGCCATCCATGTAAGGATACAGTGTATTGCCATAATCATCCTCAATATGAGCAAGGGTGCAGCCTACCAAGTCAGTCGATACGCCATAGCCAGCCTTTCTCAGGAGTGGCATCATCAAGTCATTGTTACCATAGACCCTGATATACCCTTTCTCTTCTCCGTGGAGTCTAACCACGGTTCGGGCAACTATACGCTCACCGATCCTAACAAAAGCAATCGCTGTATCAACCCCATCGTATGCCCTGATAGCATCACATCCCACCATGCACGAACGTGGGCCTATCTCGTATACGTGCTCTGCCTCGAGACTGGTGGTGGTGAACTCGAGTACAGCACCTCTGATTTCCTCAAGCATTGCAGAGAGTTTACCACTCGCTTCTCTGGCCATGTCCTCAGACTTGCCAATCCTGCGAATATATTTCCCAAGCTTCATGTTTACACTTCTGCCTTTGGTGAGCACTTTAACCAATCCGGTATCTTCATCAAGGTCATACAACCCTCGGTCATAGCCTTTAAGATCCGCACCAGATAACTCCAGAGCCTTGCTCACTAGGGTTGGCAAGTAGTGGTATCTCTCGCCGCGAGGTATGAGCTTATCATACTCATTCTTTCCAATTATATTTTCGCCTTCCATATCTTTTAAAATTAACATAATAAGCCCCACAAAAATTTTGAAGCCTGCCTCGGATGAGGTCAGGCTAAGGTACTACTTAGAACGGGTCGGCGACAACTTCAACAGTTGACTGGGTGGCTGCAAATGCTAGGAAGTCAACAATCACGTTGATCTTGCCCTGTGCATTCTTGCCAGTAAGACCACGAGCTGCTACGTAAGCGTCAGCCTCGGCAGAAAACTCTGCGCCTTGAATAAAATTAATACCAGCAGTCTGTGCTGCGTCATATGTAGGGAATAGTTGCACACCATTAGCTGTCATGGTTGCGAATTGGCCCAGTACTTCTTCTACTACTACTTGATCACTCATAGGTTTCTCCATTAGAGTTGGTTAGGGTTGGGGGGGAGTTACGGCATCCCCTTGCCAGAGCTTATGCTGGATGTAACCATGCTCTTATTGCGGTGCATAGGTGTAAGACACTACGCTTTAATTTAATACAATGACTCCCCGACAGACTTAGCAAGCGATAGGCCAGAGGTCTGTTACGGGTATGTCAAGGGATGGTTTGGATTCACATTTAGTGTAGGGTTATTTCATCACACCCACGCCTGATTTATACTGCACGGCTCTAGCACAGTCCCTGTCGGGGGGTATTCATTGCTCGTTAAAGGATTGAACGCCTCCGGTCAGAAGTTCGACAGCTTGTTGGTAAGCGTCAGACTCAGTCCAAGCAGCCACGTAGACAATCACTCCGTCCCACGATACTGCTTTCCAAGTTCTCACTTAAGCTCCACGAGATTATCTACATCAATTTTGTAGTCATGGGCTGTGCCATACACGTACTCGCACTGACTAAGAAGAAGACCTTCTTTGTTGAGTAAAGTAGCACACCTTTTAGCAGTCTGTGGCTCGATGAATAGCGCATAGTGATTACCTTCTCTCACAAGGTAATCACCTCTCACCTCATCATAGTACATGACTGCTCTCGAGAGCTTATTTAGTTCTCGCCTGATTATCTCAAGAGTATCGGCCTCTAGATCTTCCAGCTTGTTAAGCTCTCGCTCAGTATGAGAAAGGACGAGGCGTTGTGAAGCAATTGTATTCTCCTTGACTAAGAGGTCTCTTTGTACTTCCTTCAGGACTTTCTTCAGACTCTCTATGTATTCCGTAGTCTCCATCATCTATCTCCTCGGTTTCTGTGTAGAATGTGTCAGTATCCAGATCTACCCAGCCTACCCCGTAGGGTAAAGGCACATCTATCCTGCTTCCTGAAGATAAGACAACACCTGGCCTGTTCTCCCAGACATCGTGGTAGCACCTGAAGCAGTCTGTCCTGTGACACATTAGCCAATCACAGTTGAACACTTTCTTAAGTTTCATTTTGTCAGCTTCCCCTCAATAGTTACAAAGTGGGTGGCTCGTGATACAGCTGTGTAAGCCAAGCGAGTCTTCTGCTCAAGGTCACGACAGGAGTTAATATCACACAGATCAACTAGCGCATGCTTCAAGGTAGTACCCTGAGACTTGTTTACAGTCATAGCATACGTGAATCTGATATCTGCACAGCCTTCTTTTAAGCTGTAGAATGCTCTCCACTTCTTGCTGGCCTCTGTCTTGTCACCCTGACTGGTAAATTGGTTAGCCTCGTAAGCCATCTGCTTCAATCGAGTTAGCAATTTGTCAGGAGTAGCAGGTACAAAGACTGTCTCCTCTATGTCCTCTCCGTCCATGTCTAGGTACTGAATGAATGCTCCAGCAAGGCCGAAGCTAGTGGTAGGCTCCACAGTCTTAACTATCAACTTCTGGTTATTCCTGATTAGGACGTTGTCACCAGTGCTTGTAGTTATCGCTGTGTTAGCAACCATCTCTTCGCCCACGATAGGGACTGGGTCTTTGAGGCCCATTACTTTCTTGCGGATCTTACGATTCAGAGACAGACATCGCTTGTTCGTGAAGGCCAGGACTTTGATGTCTCTAACATTACCATCGCGCACTCCAGCTTCGAAAGCCTTGTACGCGAACTCTTCAATGTCATCAACATGCCTAATCCCCCGCCCCGTACCATCGGCATTCAGTAGGGTACGGAGGCGGGGCTGACGCTCACCATCGACTGCTCGACGGTAAGCTTGGCTAAGGGCGAATATGACGTCACCCTTATCGACGCGCTTCGGTTCTGTAAGGTGCATCTTACACTCCGTGGCGTCATAGGCAGGAATACAAAGCTCTTCTCCCTCTTTAGTAACAGGGAAGCACTGCTTATTGTCTCCTACCAGAAGCACTCTGGCTCCTGTCTCTTTACACTCCTTCTTCAGCAAAGCCACTTCATTGTGACCCATCAGCCCTGCTTCATCCACTACGACGAGCATGTTACGCTCTAGTCGTGGGTCTGCATTGCTATCACGCATCTTAGGAGTGCTGATACCTTCCTCGCCAGTGTCTTTATCGACGTAAGGTACCCATCCCATGAGGCTATGTAGCGTATTCACAGCCATACCAGTGAATTCAGCCAATACATCCACAGCTGAGTGGGTCATGCTAGTTAAAACTGGAGTGTAGTTAGAGTTCTTGATCACAACTTCATTGATCAAATGCTTTACACAGTACGATTTCCCGTACCCAGCGCTTGCCCACAGGCCAGCTAGGTGAGTTGTGTGATTGAGCAGCCACCCCTCGAAGTCGTCAGCGGCTTGCAGTTGGTCTGGGTACA